GTGCACGTTGGCGTTGCCAGGCGCAGAGTCCCACACCAGGTTGTTCAGGTCGTTGAACTGCAGGTTGATGCGCACCTCGTGGTACTGGAGAGCGATCAGGGGCAGCGCCAGGCCAGGGTTGCGGCAGAACCAGAACTGCAGGGGCACGTACAGCGTGTACTCGGGCGTGCAGCCCAGGAGCTCCGCAGACGAGTTGGGCTCGCCGCCCGCGCAGTCGTTGTCGCAGTCCTCGCCGCCCTGCACGATCAGGTTGGTCAGGTAGGGCACGTTGCCCACCATCTTGGCGTAGCCCGCCTGCTTGCCAGGCTCCTGGGTGAGCTCATTCCAGATGTGGAGCCAGTCACCATAGTGCTTGTCAATGCGCTGGCCGCCGATCTGGAGCTCCACCCAGTCAACCAGGTTGTGGCCCACCCAGTTGAGCCAGCGGAACTGCGCGCCAGAGCCGTCGGCGGCCTGGAGCTTCACGGAGGGCAGAGTCGCCTGCAGGTACATACGGTAGATCAAGTCACCGTTGCGCTGGATAGTGCAGGTCACCTGGTTGCCGAAGCGAGGGTTGCCGTTGAAGGGGTTCTCAATGGACTCCATCGCGAAGTTCGTGTGGCGACGGTACACCGCCTTGAAAAAAGTAATCTGGGGGTTACCCGTCAGGTACACATCCTGGGCGCCATAAGCCACGAGCTGCATGAGACCACCACCTGTCATTTTGTTATACCCCTAACTTAGAAAAAAAATCTGCCGGAGAGGAGTTCCTACAGTATTCGCAGAAATTTTCGCAGCTGCCTAAAGATAGGCGGGTTGAACTACTCAATGACGGCGCAAATACCTAAAGGGGGGATATTTACAGAGCTTTTTCACCGGAGACCCGTAGACCCTGGGCTTGTTCGCCAGGCTCTCGGTGCGTTTGAAAAAGAGGTGGTGGCCTTGGCATTTTATTGGCTTCGCCTCGGAAATCGGATGGAATATAGTGCGATTATGAGAGAAGTGTTAAAGGGGTTTCCTAGTTTAGCCGAGAACCCTCTAAGGCGGGTGCCCATAGACGGAACATGGGGAGATCTGTGGGAACTGTATGGAATATCTGAGGCGGGGGATAAGGCGATTGATTCTGTGGTCCTTGGCCAGTTTTCGGAAGACCAGGAATCGGAGAAGCCGAGCCAGTTCGTCAAATGCCTTCCTGTGGATCCGAGGAAGCCTTTGACGAAGCGTTTTGCTCGGCTTTTCTTTCCATGGACTCTAGGTGCTCAGCAGATACGTAGATATTGTGGGGCAGTTTCCTGCCTGAAGAGATTCTGCGCTAGACCGGCCTTGCCAGCAACGCCGGTAGCGCCGGGAGAGAGAATATTTTCAGAAGGGGGTTCGGGTGTGGCTGACAAACTCCTGGCACCTGTGTTTCTCACAATGGCGAGGAAATATGATGTGGAATGCGTAACAGGGGTTAATTTTCCAGAAGATACCGTATTTATGTGTGACTTCAGCGAATCTATGTGGGGGAGGCCTTTGGCTATATCACTGACGATAGGGATCATGAGTGGTCGTGTGCTCACATTTGATACTGAGCCAAGATGGCATACATTTCTTGCTGAAGATAGTCTGCGTAAAAAGATGGCATCTATTCGTTCCATTGGACGGGGCGGGAAAGTAAACTTCCAGAAGGCATATGAGCTTGTTGGTAACAAGAAGTATCTTGTTATAATCACAGACATGGATTATGAAGATGTGTTTAGCCCCAGCCTTTGTGTAAAAGGGGATTGTATGGTCATACTATGGAATGTGAGCGCTAGGCACAGTGGTCCTTACGCTGTCCTACGCGAAGAAGGAGTAGCGCAGATGTACGGATGGTCTGATGCTATGTGGGAAATGATAAAAACAGGTATTCATGTCATTACGCCGATGGAGCTTGTTAGCCTTCCACCAGCAAAGGCACCAGCCTCTCCGCAATTCGCTTGACCACGGGCACGGATACCGCATTGCCGGCGAGCTTGTAGAGATTCGCATCGGATAGCGCAGGCAAGACATAGGTCTGCGGGAATCCCTGGAAGTTGAAACACTCCCTCGGCGTCAGCTTACGAATGCCCTTGCTGTCTAGCACGAACGGCACGTTGTGTCCACCACCGCCCATATTTGCCGTGAGCGTGGGGCAGACCTTGCTCTTGTTTTCACGCACATAGACGCGCCTGTACTGGTAAATGGTTGCTGGTTTTGTCACCGCGTCTTTGAGCAAGGGCCAGGCACTGGAAGTCTCCTTGTAATAGTATTTGGTGGGAATGTCGGTCTCTAGCATCTCGGCAATTGGCCTCTTCTCCATCTTGGGGAAATCCAAGTTGAATTTGTCATAAATCGCCTTGGATTTCAGACAGACAATGTAAATTCGCTCCCTGTGTTGAGGAATGCCCGTGACATCCGAGGTATTCAGGACCTTGTGGCAAATGTGATATCCACGGGCTTCCAGATTTGTGCGAATCGTCTCAAACGTTTTCTTGTCGTCGTGGGTGACGAGATTCTTCACGTTTTCTAGAACAACACAGCGAGGCTGATGATGGTCAATAATGGCGAGAATCTTCCAGAACACGTTTGAGCGCTCGTCATTGAAGCCTTCTTGATAGCCGGCAATGCTGAACGGTTGACAAGGAAATCCGCCGGTCAGAATATCGTGTGGGGGGATATCTTCCACCTTGATGTCGTTCAGGTTCCCTAGAGTAAGTTTGTGGCCGAAGTTCGCATCGTAGGCCTCCTTGGAATGTTTCACCATGTCATTGGCAAATGACACGGCGATTTTACCGGTGGATTCAAAGGCTAGGCTGAACGCACCCGTACCCGCGAAGAGATCCACCATTCTGAGATTGGTTTGCTCTTGCGCTTGCCCAGAAGGCTCTTCCAGAAGCTTCACAAGTTCCTCTTTCTTCTTTCCACTATATCCTTTGACACCCTTCTCCTTACAAAGCGCAATGAGTTCCTCGCGCGTTTTATCCATATTTCGTGAGACTGTATTTATTTATGGTTTGGGTGGTCAATTTTATAAAGCCGACCTAAACTAGTCCCTGTCCTTGGATTAGAATGAAGCCTACAAGAACAACCTTAGATAATTTACACCATATTCAGGTAGGCAATTTACAGAGAGAAAAAGAGGAAGTGGAGAATATGACAACTAGATTAGAAACCCTGAAACAACGAATAGAAGCGTGTGCGGATGTTGTGGAAAAGACGAAGTTGGAAGATGAGTACGAAGTTCTCAGGAAGAAGCGGGATGATTGGAAAGATAACAAGCCAATGTACGACTATTTTTTTGAGACAGGTGAGATACTTTATAAATACTACGATCTCCAGGAAAAGATCCAGCAAGGTTCAACAGGTTCTTCCAAGGCTGTGAAAGTAAAGCCAGGGAGTGTTTTGGCCGCGCTAAATGAAGGAACAGCCGAACCATTTGTTCCCCATCAGAGAGGTTTGAAGCAGGAAGAGGGGCGCGAGGTCTTACTGGAAAAATATCTACAGAAGATTGATCCAGAACACGCCAAGTCCACGAACTCCATAGAAGATCCGTATGGTATCTGCGATCGCTGTGATAAAGAGATGACGTTCAGTATTAACGAAGCCTTGTTTTTCTGTGACCAGTGTGGCTACCAGGAGTTTGTCCTCATAGACAGTGATAAACCGAGTTATAAGGATCCTCCTCGCGAGGTCACATATTATGCCTATAAGCGCATCAACCATTTCAATGAGTGGCTCGCCCAGTTCCAGGCCAAGGAGAGTACTGAGATTCCTGAGGAGGTCTTTGATGAAATAATGGAGGAGCTCAAGAAGGAGCGGATATCTAGCACGGAAGGCTTGAAACCTGCGAAAATTCGTGAGATTCTCAAGAAACTCAAACACACGAATTTTTACGAGCACGTGCCTTATATTTTGAATCGCATCAATGGAAAAACTGCCCCTGTGATGTCGCGCGAAGTGGAGGAGAAGTTGCGATTCATGTTCAAGGAGATCCAGAGCTCGTTTGTGAAGCACTGTCCAAAGAATCGGAGCAATTTCTTGTCCTATTCGTATGTCTTGTACAAGTTCTGCGAGCTCCTAGAGCTGGATGATTATTTACAGTGCTTTCCTCTGTTGAAAAACCGCGATAAGCTCTACAACCAGGATAAGATTTGGGGACTGATATGTGCCGATTTGCAGTGGCAGTATATTAGGTCTATTTAGCAGTATATTAGGTCTATTTAGTCATATATAGGGTATATTTATAATATCTAATATTTAAAAGATTTGTGTAAATTATATTATAGATATTTACATATAATGAGTAATAACCGACCGCCTAGAACTCTTATAAAATCTCGTGAGAATCTACAGGCTATTTGTAAGAGTAGGCGACAAAATGGAGGTGGCTGCCCTGAACTGGAGAAATATGAGGCATTTGATAGAATTCTTTTGATTATTTGGTCAGAAATTAAACCACTATTTGTAAGTTATACACCCATAACAAAGCATGTTATAAATCTTCACTCTCACCACTTAATTACACATCAACCGCTAGTGCGCTCGCAAGAATTCACATTAGAACTTATTGAAGTACTAAAAAAAGAGTATCCAGGAGTTGATTTTACGTATAAAGAAACTGCTGGATATGATGGAAATATACTTGAGAGGGTAATTATTATGGACTGGTCAGAATCCCCATAAAAAATTGACCCTGTCTCCCTGTTAAACAGACAAGTCCTTCACGCCCATGCCTTCTCTCACAATTATCATGGGTCCTATGTTCGCGGGGAAATCCTCAGCCGTTATTTCAAGGCTTAGACGCGCCGAAGTCCTCGGATGGAAATCATTCGTGATTACATCATCGGCTGATACAAGATACACAGAAAAATCCAAAATCATGACGCACGATCTGGCATCCATGGATGCTACTGGAGCAACTGTGTTAAAGGGATTGGAGCAAAGGGCCGAGTATGCCCAGGCGCGATTGATTGTGATTGAGGAAGGACAGTTCTTCGCAGATTTGTATGATTTCGTTGCTCGGGCTGTTGAGGAGGACGGGAAAGATGTGGTCGTTGTTGGCTTAGATGGCGATTCAGATCGGAAGCCTTTCGGAGACATTCTTCGTCTCGTGCCTCTTGCCGACGAAGTCCAGCGTCTCACGTCATTGTGTAAAAGGTGTGGTGATGGTACAGCAGGTCTATTCTCGGCACTTGTGCGCGGATCCAAAGGTGGCGAGCAGATCTTTGTCGGTGGCTCGGATTCGTATGAGGCGATGTGCCGGAAGCATTATATGGAAAACTCAATGCGTGCGTGATATTCACGGGCGCAGTGTGTTTGATTAAAGATTGGGATGGCTTGTTTAGCGCATGGGGAAACCCACCAGGTTCGCGCCAATACCGAAGCCCGCGCCCTGGCGCGCCGTCACGCCGATGGAGGGGGAGAAGATGTCCAGCACCGCGAACACCGCGGCGGCCATGATGGTCACCGTGAGGATCTCATCCATGGGCAGTTGCTTACGGGGGATAAACACAAGGGCCAGGGCCACGGCAATGCCCTCCACTACATACTTCACAATGCGGGTCAGAAGGTCGTTTACGTCCATCTTGTCTATATTCGTTCCATAGATTTTTTTCCCGGGATTGAAGGTCTAAACAGAGTGCCACATACACTTTCAGAAATGTCTGGAGCTCCGCCGCGCAATGAGCCCGAGGAAGACTTTTTGAGCGAGGATCCGGAGATCAGTAGCCAGAAGATTGTGCTTCTGAGTTTCCTCAGCCCGGAGAAGGTTTTGGCGAACAAGGACGTCTTCTTCTTCCGCAACTTTGTGCAGAACTATGCTCTGGAGTGGCGTACGAAGAAGCTGGAGGTGTGGCTGGCTGAGCAGGTGAGTGCCATCAACACCAAGCTGGAGACCCTTGCCGGTAACCTGGACAAGGCGACTGCCACAGGCGCAGGCGCAGAGGAAGTCAAGCCTGCCGACGAGATTCGCAAGAATCTTCTGCGGGTGGATGTGCTTGTAGAGGAGTTCCAACAGTACGTGCGCAAGAATATGCGCGAGCTGGCTGATTCCAAGGTTCAGGAGGAATACGACAACTTCCTATTTACTCATGGTTCCAAGCTAGAGGAGGAGTTCTTCGCGAAGAACGAGTTCCGCACGACCATGCGCGGTATCAAGG